CATGCTTTTCTGGTTCAGCTAGGCTATGACCACAGTCACTGCAGACTTGCATTTTTAACTCAAGTTCGTCTACATCACGCCCACAGTTTGGACAGTAAATCTCAATCGTATGGCGTGGCTTGAACTCACCACCGTCCATGGAATCTTGAATAGTTTTAATCATGTTGGTTCCTTAATAAAGTTCAAACCAAGTATTAAGTCCAATAGTTACACTACTACCACTGTTATCGACAGAATAAGTTTGCCCAGGAGGGACAATAGCTTGCGCCCCAGGAGTGTTATTACCTGTAGTTGAATAAAATCCAAAGTTATAAACTAATACACCATTTACGTAAAGGTTAATTTGTTTATTACCGTCAGCACCAGACGCTGCGCCAGTGGTAACAGAAATCATAATCGGATAACCATAAGTGTTTGTGTAGCTAGTCCCTAATGATCTAGAGCCTGTTACGTCGTTCCAAATTTCACCAGTAATACCAAGACCTAGTTTAGTTTTACCTTGAAACTGCGTAGCGTTTGTTGCGGTTGTTGCGTTTGTAGCATTCACAGCGTTTGTAGCATTAGTGGCATTCGTGGCGTTTGTAGCAAAGGCAACGGATTGGCTACCGATATTGCTTGAGGTAATAAATGACCCACCAGACGCTGGGGATGTTGCAAAAGTAGCGTTAGTGGCGTTAGTGGCGTTGGTAGCACTAGAAGCCGTACCTGTTAAGTTAGCCGTAATGGTTCTGGCACTAAAGTCTCCGTTGGAATCTCTAGTAACAATTGTTGATGCGCCGTTGGCACTAGAAGCGGTTGTTCTGGCATTAGCAATCGTACCCGCCGAGATGTTGGATGCGTTGATAGAAGTAATGGTTAATCCAGCACCAATAAAGTTGGCTGCGGTTGCGTTTCCTGTGGCGGTGACATTACCAGTTGCAGAGACATTACCAGCTGTTGAGTAGTTTAGGGCTACTACGTTACCAGTATAGGTAGCCGCTACGGCATTAGTATTGCCAGTAACGGTTAAGTTACCGTTGACTTCAAAATTGCCTACAGACTCGGTATTAATAGCGTTAAAGTTAGTACCATCGCAGTAAACCCAAACTGTTGCACCGTTAGGCACGGATACAGATGAGCCACTAGCCGCACGGATATTAATAGCAAACCCACCAGATGTACTGTTTCTGACTACGTATAGCTTCTCAACCAGTGGAGCAATAATATCCCGCACTGCAGCATTTGTACCACCTACCACCAGAACAGCGTTGCGGGCTTCATCGGATACACCGTTAAAGTTTGTCAGCGTGTAGTTGGCATCGACCATGGTAATAGACACCACGCCAGTAATAGACTGTTCTAGCAGTGTGCCTAGGTTTGTATTGGTAGTTTGCCCCCAAATACCTGACTGATCGCCATCGCCAATTAGCTCTAAGCGTAGGGTTGGTGAGAATGTACTTGCCATAATATGTCCTTAATTATCAAAGCCCGAAGGCACTAATACTGGCGTCCAATTTGGACTTTGGCTTGGGGTAATCTCCGTCCATCCAGAACCAGCACCAGGTACGATTGGCGCCCAGTTAGGTATCTGATCGGTATTAATGTCACCCCAAACGTTTACAACCTTAAGTTTAACAACAGCCCGAACGCCTGTCACGTTTACTACAGCATTGCCTGAGACTGAGACGTTGCCTATTACACCTACCGCATACACGCCCGTGACAAAGACTGTTGCACCGCCAGATACATCCACATTACCTAGTCGTCCTACTGCATAAACTCCAGTCAGGTCTACAACTACGCTACCCGTAACCGTTACCGAGCCAGTAACCCCGATAGCAGCCACCCCAGTAACCGTAACGACTGCACCAGCCTGAACGTCTACGTTACCAATGCGCCCTACAGCGTACACCCCAGTAACATCAATAATTTGGTCGGTTTGGACATCTACCGTGCCTAACAATACTGGGCTATAAACGCCCGTTACAGGAGCATTAGCACTAGCCTCTACAATGACATTACCAACCTGACCTACGGCAGAAACACCCGTTAAATTAAGATTGGCATCGCCCTGAACCGAGACATCCCCTACTTGACCTACCGCAGTAACGCCAGTTAAAGCAACAGCTACATTCGTCCCACCTAGCGAGGCAAACGGGGCGCCAGCAAATGGGATGTCAGCAAACATTACTATCCTTTAGGTTGTTCCAAAGACTCTTTTAACATCTTTACAAATGCGTCTTTTCCAACCTGAAGTTGCTGTGCTTGGAACTGCGTAGAAGCCAGCTTGCGGTCAAGGTCAAGACAATGGTTTGTCAAGATGATTTGCTCCTCGGTAAAGTCATTCGTGTCGTACTCAATTCCGTCAATCGTAATGGGTTTCGCTTGTTTTTCGCCCATGTTAATCTCCTAAAAATACGCCTGTTAAGAAGCCCATGGCAGTGGAGGCGTGACCACTGGTGGGTTAATTTGCGCTTCAATCTGCGCTTCTACATTCGCTTCGGTCGCATCTTTGTCTACGCCATTTGCATAACACCAGTCTAATACTTGCTCTTGGGTTAATTCTGCGTAGGGGGTGAAAGGGTCTCCTGGGGTGTAAGTAAACCCAGCTGTGCCATAAACCTGAGAAGAAAACTCCCCATCCACGCCTGTGCATTGCCAATGGGCGGTTACGACCACATCGGTCAAGCCATCTTCTTGAGGTTTGCAGTCTAACTGCGAGATAGTCCAGTTAATTGTTGTTGCCATTTTTAAACTCCTTCTAGTTTCTTAATACGGTTGGTTAGTTCTTCAATCATTGCTTGTTGTTCCTGTATGGCTTTTACCAATAACGGAACTGAGTATGCAAAATCAACCAACCATAGATTTTTTGAACCATCTTTATTTTCATCTTCAAGTGGTTTATTAACTAACCATGGAGTTATGGGTTGAATTTGTTGGGCAATAACACCAGTCCAAACTCCTCGGCTGTTTCTGTTGTTTTCACATTGGTCTGATGGGTCGTTCCAAGTATGGTCAACAATCTCCCATTGACCAAGCAGTTCAAGCGCATTTCTTTCTGTTGGTCTAACATTATTTTTAATTCTAATATCAGATGAAGTGGTAATTGTTTGATTACCAATATATGTTGTTGTAGATGCACCACCGTTAGATATTTGAGCAATCAACCCATTACTTGAGCCGTTTGCAAGATAAATACCATCTCCTGCGTTACCTCCAGAAGCATAAAAATATGTGCTAGCTCTTATGCTGCCAGTAACATCTAAATTATATGTGTTTGTAGTATTGCCGATTGATACATTACCGCCAGCGTGAATACGCATACGCTCTAATGCCGAAAAACTAGAGTTAACATTAGTGTTTCTAAAAACAATGTTGTTGTTTGGTCCAGCAGAATTTCCTAAACAATCTAAATATAAACCACCGCTTGTGCCAAATGAACTTTCTTGTCCACCACTACCTTTTACGATTAATGCTGTATCTGCTCCAGCCAACACTAATCTAGGACTCCATCCTCCTCCGCTAGTAATTGTGCTTGTACCAATCCCAACATTACCACTAGAGTCGATACGCATACGCTCTGTGATAGTACCAGCATTTGCAGTATAAAACTGAAGATAGGCTTTGTTATTTGCCCCGTCTCTGCCAGAGTTAATTTGAGCGACTCGTTTATCAGTACCAACTACATTAGTATTGTTAAAAGAAAGAACCCCCCCAATTGCATCAGTTGTAGATGTTGTTGCTAACTCTAGCCAAGCGCTTGCATTAGTTCCAACAACTGTTAAAAAAGTACCACTATTTGTGTTTAGTTGTGGTGCGCTTGTATTAATTCCAACATTACCACCAGAGGTAATACGCATACGCTCTGTGCCAACATTGGTTGAAAATATTATGGCAGCATTAGAATATTGAGCTAGTTCAACATTGCCGCTATTTCCAAGTTTTTGAATATAGAAATAATCTCCACCGCTAGTATTTGCACCATCTGCATCCCAACTTACTAATATATTTCTACTACCAGCTGTTGCGGAAGGTGTGGCAAAGATTTGTAATCCAGCATTATTTGCGGCTGTTGAATCTGCCGTTCTAAAATTTGCAAGCGATTGTTGTCCAGATGTTCCTGTAGCCACTTCTAAAGTGTAAGCAGGACTACTAGTGCCAATCCCCACGTTACCGCCCGTGGTTAGCGTCATAGCAGTCGTAGAGCCACTATTGGTCTTGAGTTGTAACTCTCCAGTTGTATCGCTAGTTAAAGTCAGTGCGGTGTTTGACGCTGTACCAGCTGAAATTACCGATGCCATGTTAGGCTCCTAATTTGTTTGCTTCTTGCTGTGCTTCGTAGGCAGCGATTACTTCGGGCGTCCATGCTGCATTGCAGATAGCAACGACATTGGCTGGCATTTCAGACACATCTGCGCCAGGAGCAAAAACCCAGCGATGGTACGTATGGGCAATCTCAGCACCGTCTTTCATAATTCGTGTTACTTCACGAATCTGAACGCTACCATTTTCTACCACTTCAATTTTGTCAATTACTTTAGTTTCTGTTAATGCCATTTTGTTTTTCCTATAAATTTCTGACTAACGAATACATACTAGTTAATTAAGCAGTGAGATAAGAACCACCAATATAAAAATAAGGGTTTGCTGTTGATAAATCAGTTCCCAAGAAACCAATACCAGTAGTGCTGTAGCAATCCATTGTTGCGGCATTGTTATTAATATATAACATTGGAACATTTGTTGTTGTTGAATTACCAATAGCTTCATATAAATATGCCCAAGAAGCTCCACCACCATTATGTGCTGTAGTTGCGTTTCTTGATGTAAATGGTAGTGAAAATTGTATTATTGAAGCAGCTCTTGTACTACTGCTCATAATTACTACTAGTGTAAAAGTAACAACATTGCCAATTTTTGTATATGTTCCAGCACGGGCAGCGTATGCTGGACTAGTAAAACCACTATTTACAGATGGTGTCCAAGTTCCTTCCTCGTAATCATCTAGTGTATTAGCATCAGATGAAGCGGATTGGGTTGTTGGGAAAGCTATTCCTGTTCCAGTAGCAGTTGTTGAGCCACCAGCAAGCGATAGAATGTTGCCAGAGGAAAGAATACGCATACGCTCGGTTGCGTTTGTTGTTCCAATATTTCCATTGGTTGCAAAACTAATATCACAAGCGGTTGACGAAGTATTTACAAACGCAATAGTAGATGTAATTTGAGCAGGGTTATTGCCAGAAGTGTTTGCGGTCTGAACGATTGCCCCATATCTACTTGTTGAAGAACATCCAGAGAAAAACAATGCTGGAAAATCAGTTGCTACAGTCGACTGTAACGCAAGTTTGGCATCCCAAGTAGAATCTCTTGTAACGCTTGTTGTAATTGTTACGCCAGCATCTGTGGTAGTGCTTGTACCAATACCAACATTACCACCAGAGTCAATACGCATACGCTCTGAAAAGGTAAGGGTAGCCCCTGCTGAACCTGATGCGGCTGTTCGCCAAATGTGTTCACCTGTATTTTGCTGATACTGTGTAGCAGCATCTGTCGTAATATATTTATAACTAGAACCGTCAAAATAAGCATTTGTGCTTAAAAGTGCTACTGAGCCACTAGTACTTCCAGCAAAAGATGCGTTTAAACCAACTTGTAACGCTTTATAAGCACTCCAAGCACTAGGAGTAACACCAATACCTACATTACCACTAGAGTCAATACGCATACGCTCTGTGCCATTCGTAGCAATACCTACGATGTCGGTTGCATAGAATACGCCCGTGTTGCTATCGGTTCCTTGGAGTGAGGGTGTACCAGCGGTTCCGTCTACGCCAGAGATTCCAGTATCGCCTGAGAGAATTAGCGGCATATTATTTTGCTCCTTTTAATGCTTGGATTTCTGCGGCTTGCGCTTCGACTTTAGCGTTGAGTTCTTGGATTGCTTTTACTAATGTTGGAATTAAATTAGCGTTGACTGCTTTGTATGGTTCTTCACCTTCAGGTGGTGTATCTTTCCATTCCTCAATCATGTCAGGAAAAACAGTCTCAAACTCTTGAGCAATCCAACCTCTGTCGTTCTTAATATCCTTACCTTTGCCAGCTTTCCAATCAAATTTGCGTGGTTTAAGAGCCATTACAGCATTAAGACCATCTTCTAAATCTCTGATATTTTCTTTCAAACGAATATCAGAAATAGCCGTAATTGTTGTTGCTGTTGCAGAAATAGTACCGCCAGCACCGACATAAAAACGATATGCTCCAGCACCAGTTGAGTAAAGGTGATAATTTGTTTGACTATTAATGGATGATTCTACGACCATACCAATATACGCATTTGTTGTTGCTATAAATTTAAATCCTGGACCAGCATCAATATTTGTATTGGTAGTCCCCATTGTTATGTATCCATTAGAGTGGATACGCATGCGCTCTGCTTGTGTTCCAGCAGAAAACTGAGTAGATGTTCCAGTGGCAAATGTTAAATCCCAGTTATCTCCACTTGTATAAAGACTACGAATCCCAGAATAACCAATACCTAATTCTTCATAAGAATTGGCGCCCCAACTACTAGCGCCACCAACCCATGTTTTTAAATATCGAGTGTTTGCTGATAAAACATTTTGTCCTCTAGCTTGTAGTAGAGCACCAGGCGTTGTTGTACCAATACCGACATCACCAGCAGAGGTAATACGCATACGCTCGGTATCAGCATTATCTATGGCTGTGTAAAACGCCATAAACGAATCCATAGTAGACCCTGAAGCACTATAAATACCATCACGACCCGCACGAATTCTTCCGTTATCTGCGCCATTTGAGCGTTGACTAAAACGCAAATCAATAAATGGTGTTGTATTTCCAATATCAGATGTGTTTCTAATTAGTACCGTAACACCGCCAGTATCATTCAATCCGCTTATATCAACTTTTCCAACAGGACTACTAGTACCAATCCCCACATTACCGCTAGAGTCAATCCTCATCGACTCAACACCACCTTCTGTAAAGGCAATAGTGTCAGCAGCGGGTGAATAAATTCCTGTGTTAGTGTCCCCAGTAAAGGTAATTGAAGGGGCAGCGGCAGAGCCAGCGGCAAAAGGCACAGTCTGACCACCAGCGGTTGTTAATATGGTTCCCGAAGTAGTCGGCAAAGTAAGCGTAGTAGTCCCAGCTACGGCTGGAGCAGCCAGTGTTACTGCACCGCTTGTATCTCCCGAAATAACAATGCTCGCCATATCTTATCCTTATAAAACTACATGCCGTGAGCCAGACGGAATAGTGAACGTAACACCACCGCCAATTGTGAACGGCCCTGTAGACATACCGCTATATCCAGCTGGCATTGAATAACTTGAACCCATCGTCTGATTGTTGATAAATACACCATTGGTTGCAATGACCTCTTGACCGCTAATCTCGTTAGAAGCGAAGTTACCAGACGCATCACGCAGTACAAGAGTGTTCGCACTGTTTGCTGTATTACCAGTCGTTCTGGCATTGGCTATCGTACCGCTTGAGATATTAGACGCATTGATGTCGGTTAAACCAGCGCCGTTACCCGATATAGTTACAAACGTTCCTACATTGGCAGCAAAAGACCCGTTAGTATCACGAAGCACAATAGTGGAAGCACCATTGGCAGAAGAAGCAGTAGTCCTGGCATTATCAATAGTCCCTGAAGCAATGTTGGAGGCGTTAATACCTGTCACTGTTGCAGCGTTACCACTAAGGGACACTGCGTTAACTAGGTTAGCCTCAAAGCTACCACCTGAATCTCGTAGAACAATTGTAGAAGCTCCGTTAGCAGAAGCAGCAGTGGTACGTGAGTTAGCTATGGTTCCAGATGAGATGTTGGATGCGTTAATCGCATTAATTGCAGACCCGTCACCACTAAACAAAGAAGCAGAAATAACGTTAGAACCAAAATTACCAGAGGCATCCCGAAGAACTAAAGTGTTTGCACTGTTTGCTGTGTCGCCTGTGGTGCGGGCATTTGCTATTGTTCCGCTAGTAATGTTTGAAGCGTTGATGTCGGTTAGGCTTACAGCGTTACCTGTAATATTGGAGAAGTTACCGTTGGTCGCATTGACGGTTGTGAAGGTTCCTACGTTAGCATTAAACGAGCCGTTAGCATCCCGCAATACAATGGTGTTAGCCCCGTTAGAAGCAGAGGCGGTTGTTCTAGCGTTGTCTAAAGTACCAATCGAGATACTAGAAGCATTAATAGCAGCATTGGCTGCGTTGGTTAGTTGACCTTGAGCATTAACTGTAAATGTGGCTACCGTACCAGCATCACCATAAGTAGCGGCTGTAACAGCGGTATTTGAAATACTAAATGTAGTATTTGTAAGGCTTAATCCTGTACCAGCAGAGTAAATTTGAGCAGAACCAATTTGAGCAAACGTAATGTTAGTCGTACCAAATGTAATAGTTCCTTGGGTGTTGCAAGTATAAATCTCGCCAGCTCCTGTATTGCCAGACTGTACGAAGAACGTAGAACCTTCGCTTAAACCAGCAGAACTAGCAACAACATATGTATCGGCATCGGTTGCACGAGTTAATACCCACTGAGCGCCGCCTGGATCTGGAGCACCTGGGTTAGTAACCGTATAAACGCCGTTTTGTACCGCATTAGACTGGGTATAGACCAAAACACGAGCTGTGTTAGACAGTGACACACCATCAATTACAAGGGCTACGTTTGAACCGCTATTAGTTAAAGTTGCACCTACGCCGTTACCAGCACCGTTTGGCTGGTTATAAACTGCGACTAAAGCAGTTGGAGACTCAACAAGAACAGGCGCATGGTAGTGGACTCCAGCAGCAACAATCCCGTCTACGTACTGTTTGTTAACAATATCTGTGGCACTTGCAGCATTAGTTGTAATTGTTCCAGCAGTTAGAGTAACTGTGTTAGCAACTAAGTTTGTGGTGTTTACCTGAGTAAATGTAACAGTTGTAGCAGCGTTGCCAGATGTATTGACGATATTTGTAGCATCGGTATAAACCGCTCTTTCAGATGGCTGGGTGACAAAGACGTCTTTAGTGCCCGCTGAGAAGTTAACTAGCGAACCGCTATTACTAGAAGATAAAACAGTATCTCTGCTTAAAGTGGTTCCGCTGGACGTGTATGTACCAATACCAACTTCCCATTCAGTACCAACTTGGGCAGTAATGGTGTAATAGGTCGTGTTCCCATTGCCAATAGCAGCAAAGGATTGGTATCCATCAGCAGCGCCAAGAAGTGTTACTGGGCCAGTACTAGTAGTAGTAGTGGTTTCTTTAACACGATCTTTTAAGATCAGAGCCATTCAAGCTCCTTAACTTGCGGTTAAGCGAATAATTGCGTTTGTTGCGTCTGCGGTTGGGAAGTTCACTGCGAAAGTACCGTTTGTCGAGGTCTTATCGCCACCAAACGCCAATACTGCAACAGCAGAATTTGACTGACTGTTGTTGTATATCAAGGCTCCATTAGCGGTAATCGTTGCGTTTAACCAAGAAGTATTAGTAAACGAGATAAAAGCTACGTTTCCAGAGTTTGTTGGGGTTACGCTAACCGACAAAGTATTACCACCAGCAGAGTAGTTGCCTGTTGAAGGCACTTCATTGGTTGCAGAATACGCAGTGGTGTTCTCATTTAAAGTCGCAGAGCTGGTGTACAGCGCTAATTTAAACGTGTCTGCTGAAAAGTTTTGCTGCCCATTCAAGAGTTGAACCTTGAATGAAGTCGCCATCGCTTGCGTTATCGCCATTTTTTGCTCCTAAATTATCTAACAGGCCCAGGTACGGGTAATTTTAATTGTCCATCACGGTATGCGCTACGTCTATCTTTACCATCACCCAAGTCTTTGAGTAACGCTAAGGATTCTTGATACTTTGACTCGTAATATGTAACCATGTCTTGCTCTCCCTTTTGGAAGATAACGGCTTCACGCAACGAACCATAGAGTAAAACAGTCTCAAAATTATCGCCCAGCCAAGAGGTTCCAGCAGTCACAATTGACTGTGGGTAGTAGTAATAATGCAGTTCTACTTGGTAGTTATCATCCGGGGTAGGGCCAATAATGTATGTGTATGGCTCAAACTGGGCGTAGTAACGGGGTACGCCTTCATCAGTAGGGCTGGGGTAGGCTTGACGAATAAAGTTAACGTCTTTGTCAATCAAGAACTCCTGAGACCCATCAGCCAAAATTACCGCCATAGAAAACGAGGCTAAATAGTCGCTCGGTAACGCAAGGTATTTGTCGCCCTGAGTGAAGTTACCAACCTGATTCTTGCGAATGGCTGGGATTTGAACGGCGTTATAAACGCGCTCTTCACATTGTTGGACAAAAAGCGGGATGTTGTCTACAAGAAGCTGTTCGTCAGATTCTATATAGTCAATAATCGCTTGCGTTAACTGTGAGTAATTCATTATGCCATCGGCCCTCTAGCCATCACACCTTTAGTAGCTGCGCCAGTACCACGAATTTTAATGCCATCAGTCTTTACGCCTTTACCGGTGTTTTTGCTCAGTTTGCCAACAGAAATATCAAGCTCGTCCATTACTTTAGCGCCGGACTCATCTTTAATAGACCCAGCTACGGTCACTTTCTTTCCTGTCATTGTGTGGGGTTCTGCGTAAACAGAAGCCGGACCGACTTCTTTACCGTCCCGTTTCATACTGTATTTAGCCATGATTAACGTCCTCTTCCTGCGCTCTTGCGCATCATTCCTTGATTAGCTACACGAGCCATATTGCGACCCATAGCTTTCAAGCTTTCGTTAGTAACGGTTTTGGCTCCTTTGCCTTTACCGCCATGCTGAATACCTACAGATGGGCCAGAATCACCAAGGTTTTTACCTTTGGTTTTGCCCTGCTTAGTTACACCGTCAGCGCCTTTTTTAAACATGTTTTTCTCCTAAGTTGTTGTTACCGTAACTGTACCCAAAACTACACCAGAAACCAAGTCATTTGGCGTTTGAGGCCAGTTTGACCCACCCCCAACGGGGTTCCATCCCCACTGGAAAACCCTACTACCCATCGTCGGATCACCAAACCCATCTAGCGTTGACCCCGCGTTCTGGTTTAACTGCAGCCCCGTATAGCCACCCTGATAGTAAGTATTGTCCGGTCTTGGGTTACGCAACGCTTGCGGGTCTTCCACAGGGTACATACCTAACTGCAACTGTGGGTGATCTGGATCCCAGCACGTAGGACAAACACGTATCTGATATGGCTTGGTCTTAATAATCTCCGTTTTTAAAACTTTAAGCGGATAGCGAAAATTGCAGCGGTCGCACTGCGAAATCGCATACTTACCCGAAGCAAATCTATTTGGCACACACTATCCCTTACGTAATAAACATTCTGCGTGGCACAAAGCGCACCGCCGCTTTTTCACGATCTTCATCTGCGGCGAACTGCCAAGCCTCGTCGTACTGAGCTTTTAGCATGGCAATACGTTGCTGAGCTTCTGGTAGCTTGACCGACAGGTAATACGCCAACCCTGCAATCATGCAGGGCAAGAAACGGAACGGAATGTCCATTGTATTAACGCCGTTACCAGCGTCATGAATTCTCCGCAACCGCCAGTACACAAAAGTGTAGTAGGGGTTTTGTTGCGTCCCTTGGTCTGGGGTAGGCCACACCACTATCTTAGGGTAATCAACACCCACAGGCGGGGTTGTTGTGCTTGTACCATCGTAGTCTGCACCAGACTGACGATTTACCCACACCTGAATAGGCCGCGCCTGTTGTAGCTTGTTTGGGATGGTTGCGTAGGTGGACACGCTGATGCGTGTGATGGTTAAGTCGGCTTGGTTGTTCTGCACCCCAGGGTTTGTACGGATCACATGCTCAAGCAAGTCCACAGTATCTATCGGTAAGTTATACGTATTTACGCCTTGCTCTAAAGCAATCTGCCCCTGCTCAACCGTCCATAGGTTAATACCGCGGTTTGCCCAATCAGCAAACAGCAGGTTGAGGCTGCGACGCGCAGTCTTTAAATCGTAACCAGAACGTAGCTCTGAGCCACAACGCTCAAAAGCTTCCTCAACTATTTCAGTTAAGTCTAGGTTAAAGGTTGCATTTGCGACGACAGTCATTATTTAACCTTTCGGAAGGACTTTACCTTTTGCTTTACCTTTGGAGGCTGTGGCACAAACTGCTTTCCTTGGGCTTTTCCGGCTCGCTTTGCTCGAGTTGTTGCTGCGTACTCGGCGGGGCTTAGAGCCTGTATTGCCTTTTTTGGCAGGTACCGCTCTCCGGTTTCGGACGACTTCTTGCCGGACTTCGTTGTCCACTCTTGCTTCGTCCATGCCTTGAGGCTGCGCTGGGGTTTTGCTAGTGCCATTAAAAAGTCTCCAAAGCCACGAAAACATTATTTCTTTAGCTTCGACAAAGTCTGAGCTAACCTCGCACGTTGACCCATTTTGCCGGGAGCTTTAGCTGCTGTAGCCAGTTTCTTGGCAGGGATTTTTTCACCAGCTTTAACCCCCATAGCGCTACGTAATGCGCCAGGTTTTTTAATCGCCTTCTGTATCCATTTTTCAGCCACGATAACCTCCGCCTTTTTCTTTGTACTTCTTAGCCAACAATTGCGCTTTTCTTGCAGACCATTGACCGGCCGCAGTGCCTTGGGTTGCCGAGTTTTTAATGCTCTCAAATAAAGACTTGCGCATACTAGGATTAGTGTAATTGCCCGCTTGATTAACCTTGGACTTTACTGCGCCGCCTTCGGCATACAAATCAACATCTTGGGGCTTGTCCTTGCGGTGTATTACTTTCTTTCCGGGCATTTTAGAGGGCATTATTGCCCCCATTCCACGAGATGCTCTCATATCATTCTGCCTTTCGTCTTGCCTTTAATGGCGCAACCATCTGCACGCTTTGAGGCTGATGACACGGTGCCGCCTTTTCTATAAGTTGGCTTCTTCATACGCCCGCCCATCATGCCTTTTTCCAAATCACCAGCACCGCTCCCAAATACGCTTTTACCTTCAGTTACAAAACGCTTAGCTAAATTGCGGGCATCAGCCGCCTTTTGCTTAGCTTCTGCGTCTTGGACTTTTTCAGCGTTCATCTTCCGTAAAACACGGAAGGCTTCGCGCTCAGTCTGAAAAGGGTCGGCGGTGTATTCGTCCATTTAGCAGCTTCCGCCACCCATCATTTTGACCATTTTGCCTTTGGTGTGGCCTTTCATTACGCAACCATCGGCACGGGTTACACCGCCCTTAGCCATTTTGTGCATTTTCTTTTCATGCCCTTTGACAGCAGCCGAAGCTACTTTTTTCATCATTGGCATGTCTTTGCTCATATCTGAATGTTTCATGCTAGACCTTTCTGAATAAGTAAATCAATTTTGCCTTCAAGCTTGTTAAACCTTGCATCAATGTGCTCCATAACTTTGTCAATTTCTGCTTGAGTGACGTTATCACGTGCCACCTCCTCACGAGTTTTGTTTACCAAAATGCTAATGCGCTGAAGTTCAGCAGCTTTTTCCTTAGCCCAAAATCCTACGATGCCCATAACGATAGATAGTCCTAGGTTCCAAAACCATAAATAAATACTGTCGCTCATACCATCCGACCTTTAGTCTTGCCTTTAATAGCGCACCCATCGGCACGTTTGGAAGCGGAGGATACTTTACCGCCACGTTTGTAGCTACTTTCGCTTTCTGCCTCTTTATCTTCCAAAGATGATTTACCTGCGGCGCCAGCAAAACCTGAACCTAAAGCAACAGCCCCGGCTTTTTCCATGTCTCTAATGACGGCTTCCGGACCACTGTTTTTTTGCGCTTTCTCAAGGGCTTTAAAGCTTTTAGACTGCGTATAGCGAGGTATTTCGTCTGCTTCTTTTGCAGCCTGTTTACCCATTTTTTTAGCAGCCATTTTTGCTGCCATACGAGCGGCTAAACCTAACATTAAATTATCCTGCCTTTCGTCTTACCCCTAACTTCGCAGCCTCCACCACGGACAGAACCGCCTTCTTTGCAGTTCCAAGCCCGTAAAGACTTATTAATCCGTGAGTTCGGATCATTGGCGGTTTTGGCTGAAGTTAACTTCTTTTTCATACCCTTCATGCGGGCGCAGAACGAATCCCGGCGAGCGCCGCCTTCTGGCTGAGGCCTTTTCAGGCCTGGTTTGCCAGGGTTAGCAGCATTGTAGGAAGCCCTGCCCTTGGCGTTTAGACCGCCTTCGGGGTTCTTGCCTTCTTTGCGAGTCCATGCAGGAGACTTAGCCATAGAACACCGTCGCAGTCACAGAAGAGCCACAACCCACAAAAATACCATTCGGGCAATAAATGCCTTCGCCTGGAATCAAAATAGGTAGTCCAACTGTACTAAATGTATCAATTTCTAAAGCAATACTGCTATATGCTGTGACATTTCCGCTTGTTGTTGTGGTTGGAGCGTCTGCACAAGTAAAAGTGTTATCACCTGTTACTGTAACTTCATATACGCCATCACGTCCAGTACCAGACGTAAAGTCTAAAAATACCCGCTGCCCAGTAACAAAACCATGGTTAACAATAGTCACAGTAATGGTAGCGCTAGGGCTAGTACGGGAGTATGTACCAGACTCTTGAACGCTAGGGTCACATATAGCGGTCTGTCTTGAAGATGAAGTTCCGCTAGTTACCGTAATAGACTTTAACCTTACAGGAATTTGCGTTACAAGCAATCCCGTACCTGCGGCACGGGCGGATTTGACGTCATATTGCATCATGGCCTATTCCTATCCGTAAAAAACAGTCATAGTTACGGTTGTGGAGGGCAACAAGCAAAATAACCCTTCTGTCGCAAGGATGCCTTCACCTGGAATTAACGTATAAAACGCTGTTCCTGTTGAGCAATCTAATTCGGTCAGAATCTTAGGATACATGGTTACGTTGCCACTAGTCGTTAAGGTTGCTGTGGTTACAGTAAATGTATTGGTTGTTACATTTGCCACCACATAACTGTCGTCTACCGCCGTACCACTAGTAAAATTCAACCCAACTATGTCTCCATCAGACAAGCCATGATTAGCAATAGTCACTGTACAGGTTGTTGAGCCTGGAATATCGTACGTTCCCGTCAAAGCCCCAGCCGTATCAACTATACAGGAGTTAAAAGTCGTAGACGTGCTAGGAGATATAACTATCCCTTTTAAGCGTGTACGATCCCCATACGCAAGCGATGACGCTGTTGCATGGTACGACTTTACGTCATATTGCATAGCCATGTGGCCTCCTATTAGACGTTTTCTGCGCCAGTATCAGCTACGTAATAGATTATGTCGCCAGAAACAACACCAGCAATAGCGTTAGCAGCGCCTTGGGTATTAGTTACAACAACTAAGTTAGTTGCGTTAGCTACGTTACCCAAAGAATCTCCTCCGCCTGTACCACCAACAGTAAATACTGTACGTGCAGAAACGTTACCAGCAGAAACAAAAGCGGCTGGTACGTTTGTACCAAGAGTAGGAGTTTGTGCTGGACCAACACCAATTAATGGGGTAAACCCTACGTTAGCAGTGGCATTACCGCCGCCACCACTAGAAACAATAACTTCGGTAACAACTGCGCCAGCAGGCAGAATCAACGCTGGAGCGCCAGTAGCTGAAGAAGTTACTACGTTTGAAGTTGCTGCGGTGTTTGCGATGTAAAACTGTGCTGCCATAACCATGGAGCCAGCATATGCTGTACGTGTTTGATCTCCACCAGTGGAGCGCCATACGGCTGAGGTAGTTGCTAATGCCATAATAAATTGTCCTTCATACAAAGTTCAGCCTATCAATCGTGTATGCGTCCGCTGGGGCGGTTTGATAAGCGATTCACCCAGATAAACGAATCTTACTCCATATAACATAAAAAGCAAGCGTTGGGCTGAAAATTTGGTAGTTACTTCACGCGGTTATGAAAGCAGAAAAATACACCGCTTACTACATCCTTTTACGTCTGCTTAACCAGCCCAACAAAAAGGGGGCACATGGCCCCCTGTACAACTTAAGCTCCGGGTGAACCGAACATACCGAGAGGATCGGACCAGCCGAACGAATAACGCTCACGAGCCTTATAACGTACGTTACCGGTGTCGAAATCACCATCCATCGAGTTGCTTAAAGGCATACGCTCAAAATGCTTCATGCCGTTAGGAACGTCGGTGGTCAAGAACCATGCATTTGGATCAGTCAGATAGTGGTTAATTGCGTAACCTTCTGGGATTGAGCCATTGTTCTTCAATGCGTTGATGTCGTTGTCGTTGGTACCAACACGAAGGTTAGTCTCAAGTAAACGGGTTGCAACGAACTGAAGTTGTGGAGGAATAATCAGCTTACGGGGCATTGCTGCGATGAGCAATCCGCGCTCGTCTGTCCACAAGCTAATCTGAATAACTGCGTTTTCCAACGAAGTTTCATTCAAGTCAGCGCCAGTGGTAGGACGGTTGCTGTTAACACCACCAGAAACCAAAGGATGCTGAGTAGAAAACAGAGGTACACCGTCGCCGCCGTAATACTGGCTGGAGTTGGTAAAGCCGTTGTTCAATACAGAAGCAGCTTTAACTTGCTTGGTATAAGCCATGGCACGAGCCAATGCTTTGGTATAACGACCAGAAAGGCTGTCATACAAGTTATCTTCAATCGCCTCTTCGGTGATCGAGAAACCTAAAGCGATGGTTTCATGGTTATAGCGCGCTGTGAAAGCTTCTTGCGCATTGTCATAAGCAATTGCGCTGCCCTCGTTCTTGACGGGAGCGGCACTGAAGCCAGACAACTTGGTTTCTTCTTCGAAGCTACGCTCTGATTTCTCAGTTTCGTAGATCTCTTTGTGCTCTTCGCCGTAACGCTTGTACTCTAAACCGAACAAGGCATTGAGGCCGGGGAGCAACTCTTTTAGTAGTTGTGCACGAGAAATAGCCATTTTTTAAGCTCCTTATGCTGTGTAATCCAGTGCAGCAGCACGGAGGATTTGTGGGTTATTCAACTTCACAACAACTTCAGTGAAGGCATTTGCACCAGTCGCAGTTGCAGGAACTACTTCAACTACACGAACTGGCAGTGCAGCAGCATTACCTTGTGCGTTAGTTGCGTACACAGATACAGCGGAGTCACCAGTTATGGTGCTACCAGTACCTTGACGTACAGACATGTTGGTACCAATGATGCTTTGATTAACGGTAGTTACAGTAGCGTTGCCGCTGAAAGTTACTGCCGTTTTGAAAGCAGCCATAGGATCATCAACTACGTAAGCAACAGCACTAGAAGCAGCGGCGTTGCCTGGATAGTATTGAGCCTGAACGGTTTGACCTTGGCTGTTAACGTACTGAACACCCATAAACACACCATAAGTGTTGTTTGCGGCTGCGGTTGTAGAGTCAACAGTTACAGTTGATTTTTCAATTGTGCCACCTGCGGCTACACGAACAATATCCCCGTTAAAAATCGCAGTGTTATAAGTACTAGCGATTGGCAATTGACGGGTTGCACCAGCGTAGGGTTTGCCATCCACGCTGTTGATTGGTACTAAGCCATAGGGAGCAGAAACGGTTGGATAAGCCATTTAAATCTCCTAATTAAGAATTACCATTACCAAACCCGCGTCCTCTGGTTGTTGTGCTCTTTCGATCAGCAAACAAAGGCATACGAGCGTCGTTGTTTTTCAAAAAGCTGTTGTCCACGGACTCCATTTGTTTTTGAGCTTTGTCATCAAAATAGCGTCTACGGGCTTCAGCCAGTTCTTTAGGTTTCTTGCACAAGAGCAAGCCACCAATTTCTACGTTCCCATCCTTATTGCCGTTGATCTGGAGTTCAGGATAGTCTTCTGCCTTACACGGTACCCACTTATCGCGGAACTTTTGAGACACGTTTGTGGCGTTGTCTTGTCCAGCAATCGAAGTTGCTACCCAGTGAAAGTCGTAATCTGGGTCCGGGTTAGGTTCAGGCAAAGTACTAGGTGGACGATATTCGTACCTAGGGGTGTTATTTTCGCGTGTTTCTTGTTCACGGGTTGCGCGGTTATTAGCCATTTTGAGCCTCCAATTTTAAAATTTCCTGTGCATATTGTTTGTGGGATAAACCATACTTCTCCGCCAAGCGAGCTTGGGTCGTAGTGAGTTTGATTACTTTCTTGGCACCCGATGAACGGGTGGCAGGAGCCACAACATTCGCAGGTTTTTTAGTCGGCTCAGCCTTAACCGTCTCAGTTCCGCCCAACATCTCCGGGAAGACCTGTTTTAAGCGAGCATCTACGCGCTCGAAGTATTCATCTGAGCGGGGATCAACCCCGGTAGCCACTAGTTTTTGGTGCAGCCCTAGAGCAAAGGCCGTCATTTCTTCGTACCCCGGAGTTCCAAACCACTGGTTTTTTGCTTGCCAGCGCAAGGTTTTATCATCAAGTTTGGGGGCTTCGGGAGCCGTTTGATACGTTTGTACATCATCTTGATTATTTTGTAAAGGGGTCGGCTTGAAATTTTTTGCACTCTCAAGCTTCATCTTTGCATCAGTCAACGCTTCTTGCGCTTCTAGCATCGCATCAGCATCGTAGGATTCTTGCGCTTCTTTAAACTTACGTCGCGCCATCTCCATCTCTGCTTCAGCTTTGGCTTGCAAAGTTTCTGCATAGGTAGCTTCGCCGGTCTTTACATACTCTTTAAGCCTACGATTCTCTTCCATGAACTGCTGAGCTAATCGCTCAAGTTCTTGCTTTTCGCGCTGCGCTGCTTCTTTAGCGCGACGTTCATCGTGCCGCGCATGTGTTAGTTCTTTGATACGAGCCTGCGCACCTTTGGTGTATGACTCAATCTCTTCATCCGTTGGGTCTTCGACATTTCTGTCCAAAGGCTTAGCGGTTCTGTCGCGGGGTGGGGTGTCGTCCTCAATCTCAATGGATACGTCACCTTCAGCATCGACATCAATTTCTATGTCATCTTCGGGTTTACCCTTAGATTCCGTCTCTTCAGTTTCATGCGGAAACTTAAACTCTTCTGTTTCATATTCAGCCATGTTTATCTCCTTTAAACGCGTTGTATGCCACGTGGGTCTTCGACCGTCGCTTCTACTTGGTCGTCATTAATCAAGCGAAATTCCTTGCCGTGAATCATGATTCTGGTACCCGTATACGGGCGAGTAATCACGAAATCGCCTTCTTTACACCACGCGCCTTCAGGAAACTTTTCAGGGTCTTTGTAGGCATCTGGTCCAAGCTTGACTACGAACAAGACCGGGGAAGTAATTTCCTCGATTTTTACCGTCTGGTCAGACTTAACAATCCCACTCTCGTAGGTATCGCCCGCGTCAACCAAGGCACACAGCAGTCGCCAACCTTTTGGGTCTGGTAGCGCTTTTGCCTTTTGCTCGGCTTGTTCATACTCATGATCCACTTCTGGGGCTTTAAATACGCCCGGCGGCAGGATTATTTCTTTTTCCGGAACTGCTATAGCTTCACTCATCGTTAGCCTTCTCTATGTTTTCAGCGAGGTCAAGTAGGTGACGCTCTGCATAGGCTAGACCTCGAATAACCCCGCAAAGCTCTTTATAGGCCGCATGGTCTGGGCATGCGCCCGTAGCCAAGTCGTCCGTAAAGTTGTTCATATCGGTGCGAATTTTGTTGCGCATCGCCTCGATAAAGTCCATAACAATTAAGTCCATTTACTACTCCTTCGTTGGTTTTTTAGTTTCTTGTAGTTTTGCTGCTCGGTTTTTAGCGTCTTCAATGACCTTGATCTGCGCGTTCATACCCGCAAGGCGCTCTTTAGACTGTATTTCTTGCTCTTTTAGCCTGATCTCGTCGGCCTTAGACGCCGCGTCCATCATGAGCTTCTTCTCCTTGATCTCAGTCTCTTTGTTCTTGCGTTGCTGGTCTTGCATCTGGAGTTGAAGCACTGGGTCTTGAGCGTTCTGTGCAGCTTGTTGCTGAGCCATCATGGCTTGAGACTGCGCCAGCACTTGCGGTGCGGCTTCTGCCATCATGCGGCTAAGTTCTCTCTCCATGTCCTCTGGCAACTCGTCTTCCTGATCTGGCAAGGCAAAGCCAAGAGCCTGCTGCATCTTGACACGGTAGGCGTAGCCAACGTGCTCGGCGATATGCGCTTGCATAGACCCTTGAATTACCGCTGCCTGTGGGTTCTGCCCAATCAGTTGCTGAACAACGGGGTCATTCATAGCGGAGGTGTGAACCTTGATGTGAGCCTCGTGATCTTGATACGAGAAGGCTTTTAATGGCTTGCCACGCAGCGCGTTCTGGTTCTCCGAGATCGGGTCGGTCGGCTTCTGATCCTCCTCGAGCGGCACTAGCTTGTCCGCATGCTTAATCCCCAACACCTCTAGCATTTGCCTATGCAGCACTGGCATGTTGTAAATCTGCGGAGCCATCTGTGCTAGCTGGATAACCGCTTGGTACTGTACTACTCGCTGGCTTAGGGTGGCGGCATTGGGGTCGCTGACCGGTAGAACTTCTACGTTGCTGTAGTCAGCCTTCTTAGCGCGTGGTGTGCCTTCCTCTGGCTCGTAGGTGTACTCGTCGTCTGTGTAATCCC